GCTGCTCTGGTGTAATTATTGCCTCATTCTTAGTAGCCTCTGTAATTCTATTGCCGTTCTTATCCTGAACCTCAAGCACCATTGTCATCGCACCTGCTGGCAGGTTGGATGCAAACTGCTCTACATTCTTTCCTCTTACAGACTCAATTGTTATACCCTCCGCCTGAAGTGTCTTACCTATTTCAGTAGAAGCCTTAACCTTATCGGATGGAAGTATTAAATTTATGACCTTAGCCTTTGTGTCAACATCCAGTCCTGATATGGCATCCATCAGCTGCGTCAAGTTCTTTGACGATGCAACTATCTGACTAACCTGTTCAGTTTTATTGCCAAACTTCTTACCATCTAGTTGTGATACAACCTTATTGAATACGTCCTGCTGCTTCTCTTTGCCTAGTCCTTTAACATCCTCAATGAATGTCTGAGCCATAGCCACATTAGAGTCTACGGCAGATGGGTTCATGTTGTATACAACAGTGTAATCTGAATTAAGTGCTCCATTAATAATAGCGGAAGCGGCTGAGTTATTCATTGACGCCCATGCAACCTTTCCAAATAGCCCATCAATAAGAGGGAACATGGGTCCACCCATCCTTTGAAGTGTCTTCTTGCCAGCCTTCACTGGTCCAACCTTAAGCTGATCAGCCATGACAAGGTTAATCTTCTTACCAATCAGCTGAGAAAGACCCATCTTCTCTACCTTATTAGCAAGCTCGGTATTATCAGTTACCTCAATTGGTATCATCTCTACCTCAGGCTCTGGGGTAGTGGCGTCAAAAACTTCTTGAGAGAATCCCTCGTCCTCAATCTTCGACATCTGTTCGGTAGCCTGCTGGATCATTTCCTCGTTAGGCATAGATCTCTGCGCTGACGTCTCCAACTGTAGCTGGGGCTCCGGACCCATCGGTCCGCCTACTTCTTCCTGTGCTTGAGGCGTGACGGCTTCTTCACCTTGGTCGGTAATGACTTGAGATCCTGCTCCGGGTACTCCGACCGCCACTTCTTCGCCAACTGCGGTTGCTGGCTGAACAGGTACTTGACCTGCTGCTTGCTTTTGAACGGCATTTTCTGATAGTTTTGTTAGCTCGTTATTTATTTCATTAATACGTTTCTTCTGTGGGGCGACTAGCGCCTCGTCTTTACCATCTATCTGCTGCTCAAGAGCACGACGCTCACGAAGTAGGTTCATTGCCTGCTTCTTGTCCTGAGTGTCCAGCTCCTGAGGGACTGCTCTTAGTAAACCTGCTGCGTTTCTATACTCATTGAGCTGCTCCTTTGCCTGAGCAACAGTCAGCTCTCCGGCACTAACCTTATTCTTAAGTGAGTTTACGAATGCGGTCTGGACATTTGAATCAAATGCTGCCGCCTCAAACAACTGAAACACCTCATCGCTCATACCCAAATATCCCTGCTGTCTATTAGCTGCGGCTACAGCCCCGGGCATGCCAAGAACAAAACCACCAACAGCCTCTTGTGCGCCAGCCTTCAAAACATCTTTGGCATAGTCAACAAATCCATCTGGGGTCTCAAACAGATCCTTGCCCTTGGCTGCGTTATATACGTCCTTTATACCAAGCTCAACAAGCTGCTGTGCGGCTCCAGTCTCTGCCTCAGCCAATGCACCTCCGGCAACTACGAGCGTGCCACGAGCTAGCCCACTCTTTACTTCATTCTGTATAAGCTCCTTAAATGTTGTAGCCGTGGTTGTTTTTGTGCTCTTACCTAGTGCGCTAACCACAAGCTTATTCAGTAACCCTTTGTTAGCAATTACGTTCCTAAGACCAATAGCCTCTAGCGCACCAACAGCTATACCGATTGGAGCAGTGACAAGAGCCTTTTCCCCCTCAGAGATATTTTCAAACTCTGGGTTTTTAGCCATCTCTTCATTGACACCATCAACAACCTGAGCATACATCTGAGCTGTTCTTTGAGCCCACCCTGCCGCATTTGAACCACCAACCATCGCAGGCAGTGATCGAACAAGACCAAGCAATGCACCACCCCAGAATCCTTCTTTGGCTGCCATTGACCACTCAGGCGTGGTACTCTCATCCCCAATCAAAACCCTGTTACCAATTCTTATATCCTCTAAAATACCACCCTTCCTAGTCCCAGTCTTTTCATCCAGCTCACCATACTTGACAGTCTTCTTAACCTTGTCTCTTACCTTATCATCTATGTCTTCTCTTACAGATTCATCTAAAGAGTTAAACCAATTAACAAAGCCCTCCTCTGATTTCATTTCACCCATCCCAAAACTTGGAACATCTATACCCCTCTCTTTTGCAATACTTATTACAGAGTTTCTGTACTCATCCTTTGTCATCAACCCCTCCTGTGGCATTATCTCCGCAAGAAGATCAGTCATATAGCTAGCTGCGTTAGAAGACATAGACGAGAACCCTTCAAGAAGTTCATTCCAAGCGGCTCCGTATGCAGTACCCTGCTCGGCTTTCATCTCAGTATACTTCCCTACAGCGCTTGCTAGCTGAGACTCTCTTGCCTTGTAGTCCTTCATCTTAGACTGAAGCTCAGCCTTCTGAGATTCTAGCTTAACCTTGTTCTCTCTATAATTTAAGAACTGAGTCGGATCTGTAAGCAGCCCCTTGCTATATAAATCTTCTTGAGCCTGAACCAAGTCATTAAGCTTATTAAATTCAACAAGCTCGTTTCTAAATTCTTCCTGCTGTACAGCAAAAGACTCGTTCTCTTTTTTCATGTCCTCATCGTTGAGGAACTTCCTATTCTCGTTCTTATACTGCTTCTCTATCTCAGCCAACTTAGCTGGCTCTATAGCTATAGTGTTGTCTCTTATGAATTTAGCAAGTTTATCAGCCTGCTTCTTTTCTTCCGCATCACTAAATGGATCAAGGGATATCTCAATTTTTTTACCGTTAGGGGCGGTTGCCACCATCCAGTCTCCTGTCGCTCCAGACTCCTCAAACTTAAACCCAAGATCGCCAAACCTGTAATTCATCTGGGGAACAACATTCTCCTCAATATCACCGACAAGCTCTGGAGTTATGGTCTCCATCAGTGGTTTCACAAACCCCGGCACAGCCTGCTCTCTTCTCTGCTCTTCTCTTTGAAAATCTACAGCAGCCTGATAGTCTATTGGTTTAACCTGTCCGGTTGGAATTGTACTCTCAGCCACATTCATGGGTCTCATGCCCCTCATCAGCCTAGGGTCTACGCCAGCGTACTGGTCCCTGTAACCCTGTGGTTGACGCTGTGGCTCTACGGGTCCGGATGTTCTTAGCTGTGGTTGAGGTTGCTGCTTCGGCGCCATCCAAGATAAACTCTCTGGTAGATTAAGACCGGTAGACATTTGAGATGTCGGAACGGCAGGAGCTACAGGTCCTTGACCCAAGAACCCTCTGTTCTTAGCAAATGAATATATGTCCTGATATGCAGCGTTGTCAGACTTAATGGAGGAAGCAAACTGCTCTCTCGTTAACTTACTACCTCTAGCCTGAGCAGCCCTATATAATTGGTCTATCAGATTCTCATCCATTAGATAATTACTTTTTACTATTAACGAAACAAACTAAGGACCCGATTAACCAGCCCGGCTCCAGAACCACTCGGTTGAGCTCCGGCTCTTTGAGATCTTAGACCGCTAAAATTCAAATTAACTCCGCCGAGAACCATATTGGGATCACCTCCACCACTTCCTCTCATTACCTCAAGAGTGTTACTTACTCCAGTAATTTCACTTCCGACCTGAGCCCACTGTTCTAGTGTTAGCCCGGGAGGTATCCATCTTGTAGTGCTCGCAGCAGCATTTTGACCTCCATATACAATGTTGATAGGAATCATACCCGCCTGAGGGGACGGACTCATTGCTTTACTTGGGTCCATATTTACATCTACAAGACCAGAAGCCTTTGCATATGGCGTACTAGTTACCTGCTGTAATGCAATTGTCTTATCGGCTAGGCTAGTAGCTGTTGCAACAGTGTTCCAAGCGTTTACCGCAAACCCTTGTTCCTTTTTCTGTTGATTCCAAGCAAACCAGTTAGGGTCAAATCCTCTAGGCGGATCTTTGCGTGGCTCAGCATACGGATTGACTGTCTGGTCGTGCTTAATCATCTGCTCAATCTGACCCTTCATGAAAGCCTTTACCGCATCCTTCTGCTCCTGAGAAAACTCTGGCGTCAACTGATCGTTTACGGTCTTAACTAAGATTAGATTCTTATTAGCCTTTGCAGCCGCAGGGTCTGATGTAAATCCAAAGGGCTTACCTGTCACATCCTCTATACCAATGTTTTCAGTAAGTACTGAAGATATATTGTATGGGTTCTGTAGCTGAGATTCAATAGCATCATCCATTGCCTTCTGATAATCAGGACGATTCATTGCATCTGATACAGCCGTAACAAAACCTGTCTTTGTTGCAGTGCCCTTATCTATATTTACTGTTACGTAGTCTGCAAGTCTCTTTGCAATAGTCTCGTTTGATTTATCTACATCAAAATAATTGAAGTCTGACTTGATTCTATTCCTAAGTGCATTAACTGAAACAATCTCATCGGTTGGAACAAGAACACCACCCTTGCTAGGATCTGGCTTCATCATTGCAATGCTAACACTGTAGTCGGTAGGATTAATTAAAGGCTTAGACCTTGTAAAATTTGCAAAACCCTCAACAGTCTCCATAGCATACTGCTCTAGTGCTTGACTTTTTGTGGCAGGATCGTTGCTCTTCATTCTCTCCATCTTGCGTGCAAACTCTTCTTGATATTCAGCAGACAAGAGAAACATATTCTTTGTTCCGTCATTTATATTCTGACGCATTATGTTGTAGTCCTTCAGCTTTAGTCTTCCAGACTTAAGTAACCTATCCTGCAAAAGCCTAGCCTGCTGAGCATCGTCAGCATATTGTAGGGTCCAAGCATTTAGTGGGCGATTTTCACCCTGAGGAGCCTGCTCAAGCTTCTCTCCAAACTCTCTACTTGCCTGATCAATTGCAGCCTTCTTCTCCTCACGTATCCTTACTTCCTCCTTGAGCATGTCGGTAAGATTCTTACCAACCTCAGCCCAGTTTATCTGGCTGTCTACATTCCGCTCTGCATATTTATAATATGTAGCCATCTAATAAACTTTATTACTTTATTTTATATGGATTATACGCGGCTCTAAGTCTCTTAAGGAGTCCCGGATCCTGCTTGATTAGATAACCTGAGAACTCATTGTAATTCATATCACCAACACCGGAAAGTGAACCGAACGTTGGATTCTTTTTTGCAAAGTCAGCAAGCTGTTGCTGAAACTGTGCGCCTGTTAAGCCCTGTTTAGTGGCATCTTTTTCAAGTTTACCTAGCTGCTTCGTTGATTGTGTTTTAAGATAAAGAGGCATCACATCGGCAAGCTGATCCGTAAAATTTATGGCACCTTCAATTCCTTGCTGTGTTGCCTGAGCTGCCATCTCTTGAGCATTAGCCGCTGCCTCCTGAGCTCCAGCAACCTCCTCAAGATTCAACCCCACACCAACATCTCTAAGCCTGCTTTCTTCAGCAGCAGTCATTTGCGCTAAGTCCATAAGCTCCTGCCCCATAGCTGCACGAATCTGACCCTGAGCTTCTTGCTGAGCCATCTGTACTCTTCCGACAACACCAGTAGCGCCCCTTACATCTCCTTCCCTTCCAGCCTCAATACCCATAGCTCCCTGAGTAAGCAGCGCTTCCCTCTGAAGCTCGTAGGGTTCCTTCTGAATTCCAAGAGACTCGTAGTAGTTTACCTCTAACTTTTTCTTAGCCTCAGCCATAGCCTTCTCCGCCTCCGACTCAGCCTGACGCTGAAGCTTTCTTTGCTTGCCAGCCTGAATAAATGAACCAGTTGTAGTTGCTGCCGTGGCTGCCATTCCGACAACTGCTGCTGTTGCTACTGCCATATTATAATACTTTAATCATTTCACTTGTATAGGTATCACCCTTTGTATAACCAAGTTCTTCGTATGTATCTATTAGGTTTTTGCTTTTGATCAATGCGTAAACATATTTATGTCCGGTGCTTTTGGCTATATTGGTTAACGTGTCAACCAGTAGCCTTATGGCATCCTTCCTGTTGGGTTTCTTCCTGTAGCTTTTGCTGGATACTATCCAGTCTACCCAAGCAACCTTTGAGTTGGTCGCATACAAAAACCCAGCGCAAATTGGAACCTCTCCATCTAAAACCAAAATGCCACCGCATCCATTGTCAGGAAGAAAGTCAGTAGCGGGAGGCTCCCATCCCCAGTCTTTCCACCATCCAGTCAGGATGTTATTGTAATCCTCAGCGACAAGTGGTCTTAGATTAAATTCCATTCCACACAAAGATACCAAAATCAGGGATAGCTTTTCATTGCCTCGGTCTCTACAGAGAACAGCTCTATAGCGGAGGCGCTTCCATTTGATATATCGAATACGCAGTAGTGACCAAGCACACCATGCGACTCGGCTACGGAGTTCTTGACATACAGTATGTATGGGTTCTGGATAGCCGGTATCGTGGCTAGCGGGATCGTGGTGTTTACCACTATTCTGTTCTGATTGTTCGGATAGTCTACCGTTATGTTCACAACTTGTCCAAATATCTGGGGTGTCGTGTATGGTGGCAGGGCATAGTATAGGATATCTCCAACGCTGAGTATAGCCCCTATCTCTACCGGAGTAGGCGTGATCTGGAAGTTAACCAGTACAGCTGCCGGGTTTGAAGGATTTATGGTGGCGCTTCTCCCGATACCGTTTATGCTCCTGAGCGGATACTCGGATGGGCTAGCAGGTGTGGTTCCTGAGTTTCTGACAAAGGCAAAGTAAGACTGCTCTTTCAGCTCAAACCAAGGGGCGCTAATAAATCCAGAGGTCTGTAGATCCGTCTGAAGCGTAGCCTCCCAAGATGCATTGCCCTCTAGGTTTAGTGTCTTAAATAACTTATTCTCTAGTGGCGCATCATTAAATACACTAACGAGCCTTGTTGATGTAAACGCCCCCGATGGGTTACCGATTCTGATAAACCAGTCCTGATAGAATACATTTCTATTAGAGTTCACATTGTGTCTATACAGGTTACCACCCTTGAATGTATAGAAGTAGTTGTTCATACCAACCATATAGTCTGGGTAGTAAGAATAAAATGAAGGGAACCCCTGAACTGATTCGCTATATGTTACTGTGTAGTTTGCCATCTGATATTATTATTAGCATCCTCCAAACTCTACAATGATACCGTCCTGAACCCTGAACCACGTGTTGGGCGATGGCACTGCTGTAGATCCATAGTATCCATCCGGCAATACGTTTTCGCCATAGTAATCAGAGAACACCCAGTCGTATAAACCAAGCACGCCAGCAGCCCCATTAACATGGACGTAATGATAGGTCTGGTTTTGAAGAGCAACGCATGCACTAGCAAATGTCTCCCAAACTACAGTCGACTCAAAGCTTTCTAAAAGAACAGGGCAATCAATGCTCATAACAAAGTCTGTTAATGGGCATGGAGATATTACCTTAAGATCAATTACCGCAGGCGTAGCTATTGGCTTTGGCACAACCATAACGCAGGTGCCCGGTGTGCTAGCCGTCAGGTCAAGCTGACCTGAAACCACCGAAACAGTCTCTGTTGTTGATGTAGGATTAAAAGAAGACCCATACCAAGAGTATACATCAAGTACATATGGACTATCTATAACAAGACCGCAGTCTGCACCGCTGTCTCCAATATAAGTAGCAAGACCGGTAGCGCCAGAAAGAAGACCATAGTTGGGAGAGCTTAGTGTGTTGTACACAACTCCGTCATAGGTAGCCTGTATCCCATCTGGTACGGTTGCCGGATCAAATCTAATCACAATAGCCCCAACATCTGCTGGTCCTTCTCCTGTATATATTGGTATATTGTATACACCCTCTGTCGTAACAGCTTCCACCGTAGTTTCGCAGTTATCTGCACAGGTTGGGCATGTTTGTGGTGGCAATAATACGCAACCAACTAGCTGCCTAACCACAGCACCCTGCCTATAGTATCCATTAGGTGCACATGTAGTTAGTGCCGAGTCTGTAAATATAGCCGTAGCTGACGATAGGTCGGGGGCGTTCAGGTAGTATGTTGATGTTGTTGCCATATTAAATTATCCTAAGCATCCGCATGTGAAGAATTCAATTGTAGGTACAGACCCAGATCCCGGAATATAGTGTGGTGGCGCTCCTGTTGTACACACAGTCGTGCAGCTATCCGAGAATACGTCAGACTCTGTATAGTCTCCAGTAGAACAATCATAATATGAAATTCTACAAGGAGCATCACCTCTGTTCAAACAAGCAGTATATGTAATACAACCCGGAGGACACGTGCTACAATCGCAGCATACATCTGTGAGTCCGGCAGCACCAGATATACCAGAGTAGCACAAGTCTACTGGAACTGAGTCTCTGTAATCCCAAATCAGGTACAGATTAGATCCAGACCCCGGTACAATAAAGTCTGCGTAGTGATAGTTACCACTTCCCTGATTCGGGGTTGCTATTGTAGAAGCCGCAATCAATGACTGAATAGACGCAGGGTTGTTAGGATATACCGTGTTAGTCCTTAAGTATCTGAACTTATCTGTGGCAGGATTGAAATCAAATGTATCAAACCCAAACTTGTTGCATATAAGTCTCATCTGAGCGCCCGGAACAGGGATACTTCCAATGCCCGGGAAGCCAGTTATGGTATTGTATCTAGACACCAATGGATTTGCTGTGCCACTTGCAAAAGTTACAAGAGCCGAACTTAATGGGGAGACGAATGTGCCAGCAGTATACCTATACTCGTTATGCACAAACAGCCCAGCCTCGCTATCATTAGTTACACACACCTCAATGACTGTTAGCGGAATTGCCGCTGGACATCCAACATTAACCTGCAATGTAGCCCCATTAAGAGAATACAAAGCCATATCAATGACGGTATTATTGTTCAGGTTTTTATTGATGGTGAGTGTGCCTGCGGTAGTAACAGTTCCGCTTGTTACAGTGACAGCGTTGTATGTTGCGCTTACAGAAAACTGAGCAGACCCAACTGGGCTATACGTGATGGTTACATCACCAATATAGTTACCAACCTCAACACAGTAGTTATATACCTGATCGGGCTGTATTGTTATTGTCTGGCTTCTTCCGCAAGGAGAACACTCTGTTGGCGATGGTATATTAATGTTGTTTGAGTTAAGAACATACTCGTTCATGTATGGGTCATACCCTCCAAGCTTCTGCTTGTTTAATGAAAGTATGAAGTCATCTCTGAACCAAGTACGCATACCCATCTCGGATATAACCACCAACTGATCGTTGCTGTATGAGTTACCCTTAAGCTGAATTACTGCGCCCCTCTTAGCATCTGTAAAGTATCTATCGTATCCCCACTGAACATAGCTCTCTGGATGAAAACTAATACCATACTTTTCAACTCTTGCAATCTGAGTCCCTAGCACCTCTGGTACTGACGTAATCACACCGCCCGCAGCAGCATCGGATAGCAAGTTCTTGCCAGCCAGAACGTATGATATCTTATCCTCCTGAAGGACTAGAACATCCGTCTCCCTACCATCCATTCTATATATTGGTCCGAAAGAATCCTCAAGCGGCTTATAGTTGAATAGACCTAAGTTAAACTCATTCAGCTTATTTACATTACTCTCGTCATTGTAAACACCGCTGTATGTCATGTCGGCAAACCTGTCAGCCTCCTTGTAGTCTTGAGCAGCGGTAGTAGTTACTCTGTTTCCTAAGTTAAATGTCTTACCAACAATGGAGTCCCTGATTCTGTAACTCTCAGCTCCATTACCAAAAGAGAAGCAGTTGAAGAATTCAGTATCTATAATAGCTGGTATACCAAGTGCAATGTCTTGATTCTGAACGTTACCAAAGTGATCTCCAGTTGACTGATCGATTTCAAAAGAAAGGTTGTTTTCGTACCAAACATCGGGAAGCGCATCGCTTGGCTCTGTCTCAAATATCAATGTAGTCTCAGCTCTGAACACCTCGAAGCTTACCTCTATGTTAGACCTCCTCTTTCTTTCAGCAAAAATACCAGAGCACCCCTTTGTTGCTCTGCACAAAAAAAGCAACTGTTGTGTTGTTGTGTTTCTATAAAATCTAAAGTAGTTAAAGCAGAAGTCAGTTCCACCCACGGACGTATCCGTCGGAGCAAGCGTCGGATCAAACTGTGTCCCAACAGGACATGCATTACCTCCAACCTCGCTGACACCATCGTCAAGTATAAGGTCTACGTTATCACCAATAAACCAGTCATACATGTTGTCATAGTCGGCTGAAGAAACTAATGTTACGTCTAGTGTGTATATTCTTTTTTCACATGGATTGTTACCATCACCAGTGCCAAGTCGCTCCGTTTTTATATACATCTTTATCCTACTACCAGCAGGTATATCATAATCAAGATAGTTACCCGGGTTTGCTGGGTCCTCCTGATTCATTGGATACTTGACAAGCGGTCCAGTATATGGACTAAGGGTACCATCTCTTAGTATGCCCGGAGCGATTATTGCATCTGGATCCTGTACCGCTGTAAAGTTATTAGGGTTCAGCTTCATATAAACCCCACTTGGAACATTAGCTCCGGTAAATGGAGTTATAAACCCAGAAGGCTTAGCCTCTTTCTCTAGCACTGTGGTATACACGCAGCTTTGAGTGGGACCATCGCTATCCGACTTTACTATGAGCCTATCTCCCACCTCAACCTTCCTAGAGTTCTCACCCTCTAGCATGAAGTAATACTGGTTGCTGTCAGGGTCTGCAAAATACAGGTTGCTGTATATAGTCTCGTAGTTTTCCTTATCAGCTTTTATTACAAACTTATATCTAGTAGCCCACTCTGGAGCCCTTTGAGCTGTAGGTATAGTAACCCTAATGCTGTTCTTGTTTTCAGCGAACCCGCATGGGACGTGCTCCGTATTGTTTGGACTAACCAAAGCTGTTGTAGCCCTGTTGAACTCATCCATATAGACAATACCTATCTCGTACCCACGATTGCTGTGAAGGCTTCTTGGATTCTCTATCTCCTGAAATGTAGCCTGAGCAAATATAATTTCGTAGTATTCGTATACGTTAAATGTAGGCGTTGTTACATTGTCAACGTATCTCATTGCTGGGAACTGGAAGCTAATAATGTTACTGCTAGGCGATGACAGGACTAGGATAGGCTCACCCTGACCAGCTATACCACTGCCAAACTTCTGCAACGTTCCAAGGTTATTGGGAAGCGCACAGTTCACCTGATCAGTAAATGTTGTTCCATCACAAGATGTCTCGATTGGGGGGACAGCGTATACTGGCTTGATATTAGCAACCGTACCAACCACATCCAAGAACTCGGTACTAGTAGCCATCTGATAAACAGACGAATAGTTTGTAGCCAAAGAAAATGAAAACACTACATCTATGTTCTGAGATGTTTGAGTTGGGGGTGGAGTCGACCCACTAAAATCCGCATGACTTAATCTAACCTCGATATTAAATGCAGAACCCTGATCCAAACTTACTCCGGTTAGGTCTACCTCTAGGACGCTGTTAGCAATAGTCTGAGGTCCGTCAATACTATAGGTCCCTGTAGAAGTAGTATCTGTCAGATTCGTGTTCCCGATTACTTCAGTTATCAGCTCAGTCCTATATTCAAACTTTACCGGATTGTTGTCCTTGTCTATTAGGTTATACCCATCTACATAGTTTCCATACATCAACCTGTTGCCCATAATTGTTTGAGCCTTCGCAAACCTAGGGACGTTGTCGTATAGTCTAAGGATTTCAGATTCCGGAAGTACCGTAAATATCTTGCTGTTAGAAAATGTGTATGTATAGTTTGTGTTGTCTACAAGACCTAGCTCAGCCTTATCTAGCTTCTCAATTACTTTTATTGAATTTGATGAAGCGTCCTTAAATAACAAGTCGATTCCCCTAACCAGTGGTCCGCCAGTGTTATAAGTAATGATAGCGGTATTGGCTTTGTTAACCATACCATCATTAAGATAGCTGCTTATATCAAAGTCGAAAGGGTTAGGAAGGAATACTGGAGCTGAGAATTGTGACGTGGCTGAATACTCATTATCCTCATACCTATACCTATAAGCAAAGCACAGGAACCTGTCCTCCATGAAGTTCTCTTGACCGCTAGTCAGAATCTCTTGAACAGATGGAGCCTCGACAGGTGGCTTCTTAATAACCAATATGGATTCTGCACTGAACTGATCTACGTTTGCAAATGGGTTCTGGTATCCAGTATTGATATTTATTTTCCTAGGAGGGTTGTAGTCGTCTGTAAATAACAGGAGGTTGTCTACTAGGTCAACGCCTGTAATAAGGTAGGCGGGGTTAAAGTTGAGCGTGGTATTAGTACCACCACCATCATCAATACTGATAACATGGTATATTAATGTATTAGTCTCCGTATTGTAAGAAACAATCATATCCAGTTTGCCAGTGGCTCCAACAGGAAAGTTAGAGTCGTGAACAAACCAATATATTGTCTCCCTAGAACCGTCCTCTAAAACACCAATGCATCTTGCATCCGTGCTAAGCAGAGTCCCATCAGTGTATCTTAATTGAGTCAATGGAAGGTTGCCTTTCGTGTTCTCTACCACACCGATCTCAGACATCTCGGTAGATCCCATGCGGACGTTCATCGCATCGATGTACTCTCCATTTGGAACAAGCCGCTCGTCGACGACTTTGTTCATCTTACCCGCAGTGAAGTTCCTAGTTAGATTAGGCATAATTATTTAATCATCTTGTCTAAGCCACGCAGATTCATCAACAGACGACCCGGATGGATGTTGCTTATTCTAATCTTCGCATTTCTCAGAAGGGCTGACTTTTCTTTTCTAGCTCTAGCTACTATGTATTCCTGAACACCAAGCTTAGAGTTTAGTATCTCATACTGAATATATGCGTAGATGTATTTCTCAAAAAGCTTATTGACGGTAACCAATGAATCATCCCCATTCTCCATCCCATCAGAAACATACTCAAGTATGCACTGCTGGTCTCTCATCTCTGAAGAGAAGTTGATGACCCCAGACTTTCTGTCAACATTAAATGTTGGATTGAAGTTAGCAGTCTCTGTATTAAGACCATAGCGCTCACCGAACTGAGCATCAAAGTACCACAGCCCATTCAGATTCCAACCAGCCTGCCCATCGTATGGACCACCGGGGTTCAAGTATATACTCTTCTTTGTTCCCTTCAGTCTATCGAAGTCGATGTCAGAGTACTGGGGCTGGAGTATGTTACCGTTCTGATCGAATAATATGTTAGCGTTGTTGTCTTGCAGGTAGGCGTTTGAAGAAAGTGCCTGAATGTTTTCGGACAAAGGACGGAGGTAGCCATCTCTGTATAGAGAGATGCGGACCCAGTTGACGTAGTCTGATGGTAGTACATAGATTAGATTATATCCAACGGTTAATTCCAATACCTTAACTTCCTTGAACGCATCATAGTTCAGTTCCTGAACAGCACGCTTAGCATGGAACAGAATCTTATACCTGTCCTCGTTGTTTACCAGAGAGTGGTTTCCAGCATACATCAGCATGAAGTTATTCACGATATCCTCCAGACTAACGTACTGATAAGATCCCCAATTGGCATTCTGCGGTGGGTTACCAGAGTTGTCGTAATACTGATATTGAGATATGTATGCCATCTATTTATTTTTATTGCTGCTGTTGCATCTGCTCCTGTGTCATACCAAACTGAACAACCTCTGTCTCTCGGATAGACATACCAGCATACTCAAGAATCTTTGTAACTAGCTTATACTCATCCTCCAAAGGCAATTCAAAGTCTTGATAGTCTGGCTGAGTCTGGTCGAATACAGGAGACCCACCAACAAGAGTTACGTATGTCCACTTCGGTTCTTTTGGCAATCTGAAATAGTGCGCCTGAACTTGCCCCTTGGTTGAAAGGCTTGCAGGATATATAGTCATCAGGTCAGACTGCTGAGTATATGAAGGGAACAAAGTGTTCGGGGATGTAAGATTTGAATTCAACAGCATTGTTATCTTGGTCTGAGAAACCCTGTCTGCTTGCTTGAAAACAGAAGAATCAATTACAGCATATGGAGTTCCAAGAAGGGTGAATATGTTAGACGTAAGCTGTAGGGCGGTCTGGCTTGTAACAACCACAACCCTAGCTATATCACCTGTAGTTATATTAACAACAATATCCCCAACCGATACACCTGCCGTCTGGAATGTAGCTGTAGAGTCTGACAAAAAGTTTAACGACAAAGCAGTATTGGTGCCTGTCTCCAGTATTATTGGATAACATAACACCTTGTCAATCATGTAGTACTCGTCGTTTGTTGTTGTTGGAGATGGGAGAAAGTACTCATTAGCCGCCGACTGGCTCAAGAAGTTTATCTCATAAAAAACCTCCAACGCCTCCTCAATAGGCTTGCGCAAAGCCGCATACCCAGAGCCAGACATCCGGGCGTTCTCCATATTAATAACCTTATTGTAGTTGCTGAAGTACTCTTCGAATATCTCTAACTGAGCCTGCTTAGCAAAAAGGTTAAAGTCTGACGGAGAGATGTAGCCGTAGTTATTCTTGTTCAGTATCGACAATACGGTATTTCTAACCGAGTTTATCATTTACATCCTTTTTACAAAGATAAACAAAAAAGAGGGTGCATTATACACCCCCTTCTCTATATAACAAAACCAACAACCAACAGCTAAGATATGCTATTTTCTAGCATCTTCAAGGCGTCAAGACCTTCGTCAGATCTTAAGAACATAGCCACCGTGTGGTAGGGGTCCTCTCCATATGGCACAGATAGCATCTTCTTTTTATTTGTCGTGGTATTAAACCATACCTCCTTCTGACCATTTCTAAACGATAGCACCTTCTTCTCAAAGAAAATGTGCACGTTAGACTCGAGCTTAAGCATCGGATCGTTCAGCAGGTTCAGGAAGGATTGAGGCTCTCGCTTTGCATAAATAAGCACATCCCTACGCAGTTCAGCGGTAGTAACACGAGACGGGTCCTTGCCCATCATGACTCTGTAAACTGTCTCAAGCTGCTCAATAGCAAGGTCTCTAGCCTGAATAAGAGCATCCACCTCAGCGGTCAAATCCTCTACAACTCTTGCTGCATCTTTCTCATAATCAACCTCTTCGAAGGATCGACCATTTAATGGGTGGTAGTAAAGGAACTGCTGAAGAACAGGATTATTCTTAGCGACTCTAAGGAATCCGTTTTCAAATATGATAGGCTCCACGATAACGTTACCATCCTGTTCGTCCTCAAATGGGGACTTCTGGTTGATTGCGTATCTGAGTGGGCGGTTTACGTTGTTCTCCTCATCATACCACAGCAAGGGGAATCTTCTGGTATTTCTTGAGGGTAAGGTAAAAGAGAGGGGAGCTGCGTCGTTTTTAAGCTTGTAAATTCGATCGGCAGGTTGCAATTTGCTTTTCATTTGATAAGATTTAATTTGTTAAAAGAAAGGAGGGAGTGTCCTTGAAGACACTCCACTCCTTTTGATTTTCCTGTTAGGATTAAGAACCGTAGCGGAACAACACGAAGTTGTTAGCACCCAAGGTACACACACAACGCTCGGACAGGAAGTTGACTTCCATTGCATCGAGGTCGCTAGTCTGAGCACCACCCGCAGAACCTGTAATCCAAGTCTTATAGCGGCGGTCTTCAGCCTCAGTGGCACGATAACGAACGTGCAGGAACGGACGCTTAGCGTTCTTTCCGAGGATCTGATCGTACACGGTAGTGGAACCAGCAGGAACCAACAGACCAGTTACGGTACCAGTAGCGGTAGCAGCTGTAGGCAGACCACCACGCATTGTAGGATCGTTCAGGTATTTCCAGTCAGACTTATAGAAGTCATAACCACGGCGGAAACCGCTGAATCCAAGGTTCAATGCCATATCGGTATCGTTATCGAACAGACCGAAGGAAGCAGACTGAGCAACACCGGTACCATTGAAACCGTTCAAGGTAGCCAGCATATCATCGATGTCGAAAGAGAAGTCACGGTTAACGAAGATTACGTTCTCCTCGATAGAACCTTGCTTATCCAAGCGAGAGATGATAGTGTCGAAGTCAGCCAGAGTTGTGGGGTTACCACCGCCCCATACGTTTCCACGGTTGTTAACAACGTAGAAGATACCCTCAGAACCTTTGTTACCAAAGTTGGGGTTCAATGCAGCGTTAGCAGCACCAGAGCCAGACTCAGCAGGAACTGCCTCGATCATTGCAGTCTCAAGGTAGTCCTCGAAACGCAGACGAGTCTCGTGCTCACTCTTCAGGTACCACAGGTATCCAGTAGCACCGTTCTCGGTAGTTACTTCAACCCATCCGATCTGAGCCATGTCAGAACCACTAACAGCGTACTTGTCCTTGATGATGATCGGGCTGTTCTGGAAGATTTCATCTTCTGCCTCCAGAGATCCAACCATACCTACAGTTCCTTTCTTGAACTCAGAACCATAGATCCATACGGATACAGTAGCAGTGATAGCGAATGTTTGACCGGGACCCTCATAGTAAGCTACTACGAAAGTGTCGGTTGTGGTGTTAACAGAAGTAACGATACCCTTGTTGCTAAGACCGGTTGTGTTATCAGAAATGAAAACAGTCTGACCGGGACGGATAGCGATAGCAGTTACGTTAGCATCGTTTACGGTGATTGTAGCAGAGTCAGAACCAGCAGCAGCAGAAGTAGCACAGTTTGTGTACTTAGTGTGCAGACGACCTTGCTCAGCCCACTTAATCAAGTCAGAGTTAGAGGGCATCTCAGCTCCAACCATACGGAGGAAGGAAGCTACAGTGCGATTACCATAACGCTCAAACTCCTTCTCGTAAGTATCAGGAAGATACTGGTTCAAGAAGTTGAAGTTGGTAATGTAGTTTGTCGACAACGGGACCTGCTCAGCACTTGGCTGTAACTGGAACCCGGGGGTAGATAATACAGGCATTTTTTTTCTTTTTTAGTTTATACTTTTTTTATGCTGCGGATTTTGAGTCCTTTACCGGAATCGGGGTTTACCGCTTTAATTTGTACCCCACCCTTACCTACAACCTCTGGTGCTCTACGCTCAGACATATTTATATTTTTAGTCTTACGCATTACATCTTCAGTCGCATCGGCAATGCCTTGCTCGTAAAAGAACTTGGCAAACCTGTCGGGATGCATAGCTACCGCTAAAGACTTGTGATATCCTGCCGCATCCTTAATCATCCCAGTCTCGTCCAAAAACTTATTAATAAAGTTCATTGGAGTTGTCTGAGCTTTCCTAAGTTCTGCTGCATCTGCTGGCGAAAACTTAAGTGAGCGGTCGTTTATTTTGAATTCAAAACCTTTGAACTCATTGCTGAAAACCTCATCAGTCTTCTGCTCGAACCAGCCACGCTTACGTTCATTCTCCTCTTGCAGAGTTTTAGCGCTGCTAATATATTGCTTATAAGCTTCGAACTCCTCTCTTTCAGCGTCTGGAATAAAACCCGACCTTGACTCAAGGGGGATTTTGTATTTTTCCTTATGCTCGTTGAAGAACTTCTTTGCTTCAGCAACAGCTTTTTTCTTAGCGATTTTTACTTTCTTGACTTTAGACTCATCGTCGATATCTTCATCGTACCTGTAGTCGTCCATCAAGACATCAATATCTTCACTATCCAAACCCTGCTGGGTAATAGATAGATACTCTTTTAGGATTTCATCTTGGTCCATCGACTCGTAGTCCTTATTCAACTTGAGAAAGTCCTCGAATCCACGACCAGTTTCTTTCCTATACTTCATATAAGCAGCAACGTCTTCTGGCATATCTTCTGCCTGCTGACGCTCGGAAACCAACTCATCAAATGAATTGATCTGCTTATTGTATCGCTTACCGATATATGAAAGAACTTGCTCTTCGGTAAGATCAATCTCCTTTGGTGTTTCCGTTTGAGATATCTCTGGCTCCGGCTCTTGAGCCTTTGGTGGCTCTGGCTGAGACAGATCTATCTTTGGGATAGAATTGGAAGCTGGCGGCTCTGCGCTACCCACCTCCTGCTCATGCTTTTCAAGAAGTTCTTTCTCAACCTCTTGTACTCCCTTGGGTTCACCCCCATCAATTGCTCTTACCTTAATTTCCATTTGATTAAATTTTACACAAAATTATACAAAAAAACAATAGTCTTTTATCTAGGAGAGAACTCAGCAAAATCAAAACCATCTAAGCTGTCCTCATTAGACTCAAAGCTCTGAGGCGGCAGGTTGTTCTTCCTTTGATTTATTAACTTAGACTGCTCGCTATTCTGCTGGCTTATCCTTTTAGCCTTCTCTTTTTCACGATTCTGCTCACGCTCAGAAAGTGATGACTCCTTTATACCAGCAAGCTGCATGCTATACTCAAACTCAGTAGCCATTAGATCCTTCTTCATTTCAGCCTCGGCTCTCATCT